GGGGGGTAAAGTAGGGTGGGGAATACCACTTAAAAAGGTGGTGAAAATATGAGGCTTTACGATGAGATAGAAAAAGATAAACAGATTAAAAAAGAGATAAAGAGACTTAGACAACTTTTTAAAGACTTACCGCCAAATAAAAAGAAGGCTGCTGAAGGATTGATACAAGAAGCTGCATTTATGAAGGTTACACTAGAAGAAACAAGGCACATCATAGACAAAGAGGGTATACTGGAGAACTTTGAACAAGGTAAACAGAAGTTTGTAAGAGAACATCCAGCTACAAAGGTCTATAATACGATGATTCAACGCTATTCTACAGTATGTAAACAAATATTTGATATGCTTCCAGAGGAGACAAGCAAAGAGGCAGAAGATGAGCTGATGGCTTTTGTTAAAAAGGTGAGGAAGTAATGAAGAACTACATTCTTGAGTATTGGGATAAGATTCAAAAGGGTGAAATAGTTGCATGTAGGAGATTAAAACAACAATATCAAAAGTTAGTGGATGAACTTAACAATCCAAAGGGCCCTTGGGTGTTTGATATAGAAAGAGCTAATCAACCAATTGAATTTATAGAACGATTCTGTAAGCACAGCAAAAGTAAATGGATAGGTAAACCTGTTAAACTTGAACTATTCCAAAAAGCTCAATTACAGGCGATATATGGATTCGTTCATAAAGAAACAGGTTTAAGACGATGTAGAGAGGTTTTTACTCTAGTAGGTAGAAAAAACGGAAAGTCAACGTTAAAGGCAGCAACAGGCATATACATGATGGTTGGCGATGGTGAGGGCGGTAGCGAAGTGTACAGTTTGGCGACCAAAAAAGACCAGGCAAGAATAGTTTTTACTGAAGCGGTTAACATGGTTGCTCAATCTCCTTATTTGTCCAAACACATTAAAAAGCGTAAAACTGATTTATATTTTCCTATAACGTTTAGTAAATTTGAACCACTATCAAGCGATTCTAATAGTCTAGATGGTCTAAACGTTCACTATGGTATTATAGACGAATTGCATGCTATAAAAGATAGAAATCTTTACGATGTTATTAAACAAGCAATGACAGCCAGGGAGCAGCCTATTTTAGACATAATAACTACAGCAGGCTTTGTAAGGGAATGTATCTATGACAGTATATACGATTATGCATGCAATGTACTAGATGGATTTGTAGAGGATGAAAGATTTTTAGCTTTTATATACGAATTGGATGATAGAGAAGAATGGACAGATTTTAGAATGTGGGAGAAGGCAAACCCTGGACTTGGTACGATTAAAAGTTATGAGGAGTTGGCTGCTAATGTAGAAAGAGCGAAAAACGATCCTGACTTTTTACCGACTGTACTTACAAAAGACTTCAATGTTAGGGATACTGTAGCGGGTACATGGTTGACGTTCGACCAAATAAACAATACAGAAACCTTTGATATGGAAGAATTAAGAGGTAGCTATGCAATTGGTGGTGCTGACCTATCTAGCACAACAGATTTAAGTTGCGCAACGCTTCTAATCATGAAACCTAATAGTGATAAAAAATACTGTATACAACAATACTTCCTACCTGCTGAATTATTGGAGCAAAGGGTAAGAGAGGATAAAATACCTTATGATAAATGGGCGCAAAGAGGGCTATTAACGCTATGTGAAGGTAACAAAATAAATTACTCTGATATAACCGCATGGTTTAGAAAGATGTACGAACGATATCAGATTATCCCGCTTTGGATTGGATACGACCCTTGGAACGCTCAATATTGGATACAGGAAATGAAAGACCTAAACTTTAATATGATTGAAGTTAGACAAGGATTTAAAACGTTAAGTCAGCCGATGAAAGAACTGACGGCGGATTTAATGGCAAAAAGAATCAACTATAACAACAATCCAATCTTAAAATGGTGCTTAACAAATGTAAACGTCAAAAGAGATGACAATGATAACATAAAACCTATTAAAGGCAAGAATCAGAGGCAGCGTATAGATGGCGCTGTCTCTTTATTAATTGCATATACAGTCTTGTTTAATAACCTGCAAGACTACCTCAACATTATCTAGTTTAAAGGCGGGAGGTGAAAAAGTGGGGCTATTTGAAAAGATATTCAAACGACCTACTACCAAACAAATAGAAGGATATTTCAAAATGCTAAATGGATATACGCCAGTATTTACGACATATGAAGGCGGAGTATATGAGATGGAGCTAACAAGGGCAGCGATACATGCTATAGCAACGCAATTTTCAAAGCTCAAACCTGAAATACAAGGTAATGCATACAAAGAGTTATCTAAAAGACTTCAATTTAGACCTAATCCTTTCATGGACACATCAAAATTCCTTTACAGACTTGCAACGATATTGCACGTACAAAATACCGCTTTTATAGTACCGATTACAGACGATTCTGGTGAAGTGATAACAGGGTATTATCCAATTTTGCCTTCTAGGTGTGAAGTAGTAGAGTATAAAGGTCAGCCTTGGTTACGCTATACGTTTAGTACAGGGCAAAAGGCAGCAATAGAATTTGAAAAAGTAGGAATCATGACACTATTTCAATACAAAAATGACTTTTTTGGTGAAAACAATAACGCTATAAATCCTACTATGCAATTAATGCATACACAGAATCAAGGAATCATTGAAGGCGTAAAGCAATCAGCTAATATAAGATTCATGGCTAAATTAGCTAATATTTTTAAATCAGACGATATTGAGGCAGAAAGAAAAAGATTTGTTGAAACAAACTTAAGGGCTGACAACAATGGCGGCGTATTGATATTTGATAACAAATACGCTGATGTAAAACAAATAGTTAGTAAACCTTTTATAATTGACGCTGCACAAGTAGAACACATAAAAAACAATGTGTTTAATTACTTTGGTGTAAATGAAAAGATCTTACAAAATAACTTCAATGAGGATGAATGGAACGCATTTTATGAGGGCAAAATCGAACCTTTAGCAATTCAATTAAGTTTAGTTATGACAAATATGACCTTTACAGACAGAGAGATAGCCTTTGGAAATCAAATAATCTTTACCGCTAACAGGCTTCAATATGCGAGCAATCAATCAAAACTTAATATAGTTACTCAATTATTTGATAGAGGACTAATAACACGTAATGAAGGTAGAGAAGTGTTTAATATGTCTCCTTTGGACGATGGAGATAAGTATTATATCCGCAAAGAATATGCTGAAGTTAGCAAACTCAACGAAGCACAAGGCTTAGGAGGTGAAGAAGATGCCTTACAAACCAGCACAGAGGGAATACAGAGCGGTAGTCCTTCCACTACAGACACAGGAGACGAATAAAAGAATTGATACAGATTACTATGTAGAAGGATACGCAACAACGTTTGATGAACCGTACTTACTTTATGAAATTGATGGGATTAAATATTATGAAAAAATCGATAGAAACGCTTTAGAAGGTGCTGATATAAGCGATGTAATAATGCAATACGACCATCAAGGCAAAGTCCTTGCAAGGCTATCCAATGGAACACTTGGAATTGAGCCTACAGAAAAAGGGCTTTTTATTTATGCAGATCTTTCGAAATCACAGGAAGCAAGGGAATTATATGAAGAAATAAAAAACGGTCTAGTTACAAAAATGAGTTGGTCATTTACTGTTGCAGATGAAGAATACGACAAAGAGACTAGGACAAGAATCATCAAAAGAATTAAAAAAGTCTATGATGTGTCAGCTGTTAGTATACCTGCTAACGATGGCACAATAATAAGCGCTAGGTCCTTCATAAACGGAGTGATTGAGAAGGAACAGCAGGAGTTGCTGGAGCGCAGAAAAAGAAAAATAAAACTACTTATCGATATGGGGGTATGAGTATGAACAGACTACAAGAAATTGAAAAAAGATTAGCTGAAATAAAAGTAGAACTTGAAAACGACAACGCTGATATAGACGCATTAGAAAAAGAGGTCAAGGAATTGACAGAAGAAAGAAAAGCAATTCAAGAAAAGATAGAAAGGAGAAAAGAAATTATGGCAAATATAGTTAGTGGCGAAGGTACAATAATAACTGACTTTATACCAAATAAGGAAGAAAGAAAATTTGAGAATATGACAAAAGAAGAAATACTTGAAACACCAGAATATAGAAGTGCTTTTCTAAAGAAATTGTTAGGAAAACCA